GCACAAGGCCGGCATGTGAGTTCTGAGCATCCTGTCGGTGGGGTGGAACATATGACTAAGATCGGGGAATCCGCTTTTGCCGTCCAGCATTGGGCACAGCCAAAAGACCCAATATCCGGCGGGTACAGCAAGAGCTCACAATACTTAGGGACACTTGCGAATTTTGCCGGTGCTATGATTGTCCCAGGTGCGGCCACGACAGCAGTAGCTGAACGGAAGCTTGCAACAGCTACTGCGGAAGCCATAGGAACCTTCAATGCAGCTACCTTAAGTGTAGAGGGTAAGGGCTGGGGGAAGAACATGGCACATTACTATGGACTGAATGAGGAACAAGGCGCCGCTATCGGGGAAGCTGTAGGAGGATTACTCAGCACAGGCCCGACAACCTTCGCCAACAAGTACCTTCAGGCATCTAAAGTCGTTGAAAGTACTCTGGCAAAAAATAGTGCTTATGGGTTTTCGGCAGATGCCCAAAAAGCATCCGCAAACAGCTTGCTCCAGAAGGATATTAATAAGTCTATGGAAGCGGCACCACAGAGCGTGGCAAACCTGCAAAGAAGCCTGGAACTTTCGAAGAAAATCCCAGAATGGAAACCTACTCTTGCACAGATGACTGGAGCCCCAGGACTTATTGCTATCCACAAAGAGGTTGCAAATAAGTCAGCTGAGTCTTTAGCGAGAGCCGCGGCAGCTGACATGAGGAATCTGGAAGCTATTACTGCATATAAAGAACGCACATTCCCAAAAGCCAGTGCGGAATCTGGTGTAATTGGTGCAACAGATCCAGCACGTGCGAGATTGTCCGCACAGAAGTCCGTAATGGGTATGGATGCAGAAAAAGCTACAGCGGATCTTCGGAGACTGGGGGCATCATTCCAACGTACAGCTGATAATCAAGTCATTGGGGATCAGTTGCGTGAAAAGTACTGGGAAGCACGAGATACAGCGAAAGGGGCATTGAACTCCCAGTTACAGGGTGTGTATAGACACGCTAAAGCTATTGGCCTTCAAGAAGATGTGTCCGACATTCGGGAAGCTGTAAAGAAGATTGTCAATTCCGATAGGCAGACTTTTCAGAACCTTCCGCCACTGTTTAGTAAGGTACTGAATGAGTTCCCAGAGGGAAAAGCAGGGGAGCTGACGCGGGAAGCGGTGACAAAGGCCGGAGCAACGAAGCCAGTGTATCGGACTACCACATCACAGGGAGTTGAGGGGAAAAGTACAGCTAACTTTGAGGAACTGCACTCGCTGTATAAACAAGCAAATAAAGACTGGGCAGATGCTATAATGGCTGGCGACAGTACCAAAGCCCACTATATGGATATGATAAAACAGCAGCTTCAAGCGAAAGTCTCTAAGTATAGTGACCCGAAGTATGGTCAATTTGCAGATAAGTTCAAAGAGTTCAACTCCAACTATGCTAAGTATGCTCAAGTTTTCAACGAGGGTGCTGGTGGAGCGCTGCGGAAGCGTACTCGGAATGGACTGTCAACGGACAGCGAAGATATAGTGAAAGGTTTCCTGCAGACTGCTGACAAGAAGAAAGGTATTCAGGATTTTTTCAATATCTATGGGACTGATGAGAAGGCTGTAGGATTGCTGGAAGAAGGGATTTTGGACAGTTTCTCTAAGCAAGCTATGCGTACTGGGGAGTTTAACCCGAAAGCGGCTCAGGCATGGATGCACAAACATGGGACTGCTATGGGAGAGTTGCCGGAAATGAAAGCTGCTTTGATGAATACTACGGAAGTCAGCGGAATGCTGGTCAATAGGAGATTACAGGCAGTGAAGCAGCGGCAAGTGTTGGATAGGACAGAGATTGCGAAGATTTCCAAGAGTGCACAACCGGATAAAGTTATTGAGGATGCACTGAGAAATCCGAATAAGATGAAGGGACTGGTGGTTGGGGCTATTACAGAGGATGGGAAGAAAGCTGTTTCTCGGGGACTGGTGGATGCAATTGCTGCACGTCCTGACAGTTATCAGTATCTGTTGGCACACCAAGATACACTCCAACCTATCTTTGAGAAGCTTGGGAAGGGGCACTGGCAGAATGTGAAAGATATTGCAGAAATGGGAGAGATTGCATCCAGGGTGAAGGCTCCGACACAAGTTGAGTTGGCGAAGATGGCGGATCCTGTGGAACAGGCTACTGGGACAAGCGCCAAAGGTCTGTTAAGTCGCTTTATGAACATGAACAGAGCATTGGGGCTGAAGCCTGAGTATGTAGTAGCTGATGTGGGTGGGAGGTACTTCTTCAAGACTCGAAATGAGGAACTGGGGAGGTTGCGGGAAGCGGCTATGTTCGATCCTGAGGTAGGGCAAGTTCTGGCAAAAATCGCAAAGCAGGGAGGGGAGCCTACAAAAGCACAACTGATTGACCTGCAACGAGTGTGCTTTAATGCTGGGGTGGTAGGTACAGTGGAGGCGGTGCAGAGGAAAGGGGAGCGTGAGAGGGAGAGGGCAGTAATAGGATTGCCCACTTCCCCTCAATAGGGTATTTTTACAATTTATGGTAGTATCAACCAACAACAGAAGGAGTTTAGGATGAAAGCAGCTAACTCAGCCGGAGAGAAGCAGACAGCAACTGGAGCGAAGAACATGACAAAACGTAACTCAGATACTATGGGACTGCGTACAATTCAATCTGGTGGTCGCCATTCAGAGAAAGTTGGTGGCGGGCATGGGAAGTTCCAAACAGGGGAACTGAATCAAACGAAGTAAGCTCCCACTGCGAAGATGTTTTGTAGTAACTCCGACGAGTTACTCTATTGTAACTCGTCGGAGAAATCCCCAACCTGACCCAAAAGACCTATTATGCGAATCCTCCTGATTGATGCTAGTTCCAGTTTCCTCGACTTTGCCCTGCGATGTGAGGCTGAAGGTCACGAAGTCCGTGTGTTTATGGGACCACTGAAAGATGGAAGCAAGTCGCCAATCGGTGCGGGGCTGTTGAATGTGGTGAAAGACTGGCGACCTAGTATGAAGTGGGCTGAACTTATCCTGACCTCTGACAATGTAAAGTATATCAGAGAACTCGACGTTTGGCGTGAACGGGGGTTTCCCATATTCGGCCCAAACGTCGAAGGAACCAATTGGGAACTTGAACGTGGCACCGGACAAGGGATTTTTGAAGATCACGGCATCCCTATCATCCCTTCCATCATTTTTAAAAACTATGATGAAGCCATAGCACACTTACAGGCTGATCCATCCAAGCGGTATGTTAGCAAGCCAACTGGGGATGCTGACAAAGCTCTCAGCTATGTAAGCAAGGACTCAAGGGATATGATGTTCATGCTGGAGTACTGGAAAGCCACACAGAAGAAAAAAGTACCATTTTTGTTTCAGGAGTTTGTCCCAGGGATTGAAATGGCCGTGGGGGGCTGGATGGGTCGGGACGGATTCCTGGGGTATTTCCTTGAAAACTTCGAGTTTAAGAAGCTGATGCCAGGGGATTATGGCGTAAATACTGGGGAAATGGGCACAGCAATGAAGTATGTTAAAGCTGCTGACAGCCTCCTCGCGCAGCGAGTCCTCCTCCCACTGGAAGCAGCCCTGATTCGGATTGGGTACACTGGGTATGTGGATGTAGCTGTTATTATTGACAAGAGGGGGAATCCATGGCCGCTGGAGTTCACGTCTCGACCAGGATGGCCACTGTTTCAGATCCAGCAATCCCTTCACCAAGACACAGCAATCTGGATGCGGAATGCTTTGGAAGGTGTGGACACTTTCGCTCCTTATGAAGATGTTGCAGTTGGTGTTGTTGTTGCAATACCTGACTTTCCATATGGCCACCTGACACGTAAAGCTGTGAGTGGTTTTCCAGTTTGGGGGGTCACGAAGAAGAACAGGTATAACTTCCACCCAGCGGAAATGATGCTGGGCACAGCTCCTGAATTGGTGGAGGGAAAACTAACCCCCATTCCGATGTTGGTATCCTGCGGTGACTACGTTTTCATTGTATCAGGAAATGGCGCCGGTGTCAATGAGGCGGCTTGTGCAGCGTACGAGAACTTGGACGAGTTCGTTATCCCAAACAGCCCAATTGTGCGCAATGATATTGGGCAGAGA